GCGCTGAAACGGACGTCGGAGGTGCTCGTCGACGACGTGACGCAGCTCGACGAGCTCAACGAATGACGGCGATCACGTCGTCGTTGATCGGCGACTGGGCTCGAGCGGCGACGCCGCCGCCACTGCTGACCGTCAGCGAGTGGTCAGATGCGAAACGCCGGCTGCCTGAGACCAGCGCGGCGCAGGGCGGCCGCTGGCGCACCGAACGCACGCCGTATCTCCGCGGCATCATGGACGCGGTCCACGAGCCAGGCGTACGGATTATTACGCTGATCAAGTGCGTGCAGTCCGGTGGCTCAGAGTCCCTCCACAACATCCTGGGCTATCACATCGAGCACAAACCCTGCTCGATGCTCGTGGTGCACCCGACGGAGAAGGTCGGACAGGCCTGGTCGAAGGAACGTCTCGGCGACATGATTCGGTCCACGCCGGCGCTGCGCGCGGTCGTGCGCACGAAGCGAGGGAACAGAGCCGCGCACGAGGCCGAGAGCACCCTCGATATGAAGATGTTCCCGAACGGCTTTCTAGCCGTCGCGGGCGCCAACAGCCCAAACACCTTCGCACGCTGGGCCGCGCGGCTCGTTGCCGGCGACGACATCGACCGATGGCCGCCGGTGATCGGGGACGAAGGCGATCCCACCGACCTCCTGATCAACCGCGGCACAACCTTTCACGACTCACTGGCACTCTTCGTGTCGACGCCGACGCTGAAGCAGGGCCGCATCGACACGTTCTATCTGCGCAGCGATCGTCGGCGCTTCTTCATCACGTGCCCGGGGTGCGGTCACGAGGATTGGATCACGTGGAACGGCAAGTGTGAGGATGCGGCGTGCGGCCGCCGGCACTTCTTCGTGGCCTTCGACGATGGCGACAAGGACTCGGCTCGCGTCGAATGCCCCGCATGCGAACACCACATCGACGAGGCGATGCGCCGGGTCTTGATCGCCGGCGGGTCCTGGAAAGCCACCGCGACGGCGCAGCAGGACGGCTCGGTGGGATTTCATCTGCCGGCCATGGTCTCGACGCTCGGCGACGTCACGCTGCCTCGGCTCGTTGGCAAGTGGCTGGCCTCGCGCGGGAAAGGGAAGGAGAGCCTCCGCGTGTTCATCAATACGCAGCTCGCCCAAGGGTGGGAGGACCGCGGCGCGCGGATGGAGCCGCACGTGCTGATGGCCAGGCGTGAGGACTACGGCGAGGGCATCGAGGTGCCTGCCGGGGCCGTGTGCCTCACCGCCGGCGTCGACGTACAGGAGAACCCGGCGCGCTTCGAGGTGCAGGTCCAGGCCTGGGGGCCCGCGATGGAGCGTTGGGTGGTCGACTACCGCGTCATTCACGGCGACCCGAAGAGCGCGCAGACACAGGCGGAGCTGCTCGAGGTCCTGTCACAGCGCTACACGCATGCCAGCGGCCATCGCCTGCCGATTCTGTCGACGTGCGTTGATACCGGGCATTTCACGTTCGAGATGTACGACTTCGTGCTCGCCCACCAGCATGTGCGCAAGATCTTCGCGACGAAAGGGTTCGCGCACCGGTCAGGCACGCCGATCGTGGGCAAGCCGACGCCGCAGCGGAAGGGCCGTGACCCGCGGCCGGTCAACTTGTGGCCGATCAACGTTGACGACGCGAAGACGGAGATCTACAGCGCGCTGGCGATCCCCTCGGCCGGGCCCAACGCCTACCATTTCCCGTTCCATCTCGAGACGGTTGACGAGGAGTTCTTTGCGCAGCTCTGTGCCGAGCACAAGGAGACGGTCTACAACAAGTCGGGTGTCGCGACGCACACCGTCTGGGTCCAGGACCGCGAGCGCAACGAGGTACTCGATAACGCGGTGCTCTGCTTGGCCGCGTTCAAGCTGTTGAATCCGAACATCCGGCAAATGGCGCAGATCCTCGTGAGTACGCCGGTGACCTCGACACCGAACGAGCCTGGGCCAGCGACACCAGGTGGAGCAGCTGCAGCGCCACGAGCTCGCCGGCGGCGCTCATCGCGCAGTCCGTATCTGCCTTGATGTCAAGTCCGGTAATGCAACCCCGTTTCGAAGAATAAGCGGACGTGCCTACGCGGCCCGAACCTTCGCACCCTTCATCGGTTTGACCTCGGCCCACTTTGCGGGGTCGCCCTTCGATCGGACCGCCGCGAGCACGTTCATCACGAACGTCACGGCGCCAGGCCGGTAGTCCTCGCTCGCCGGCGCGCCCGTCTCGGCGTTGGCCGGTGTCCCGATGTCCTCGCGTGGCATGCCGAGCGCGACGAGCTGCTCGACGACGAGCCGACCGAGCTCAACGATGTCGTAGGACGTCGAGCCGTCCCGCTCGCGATGGACGACGTCGTAGCCGCTGCAGGTGACGCCCTCGCCTTTCTTGAAGCCGCAGGCGAGCAGTAACGCGTCGATCTCCGCGCGCACTGTCTTGTCCTCGACCACGAGCTGCTCGAGGGGCGCGATCTGGCCCGCGAGCCGCCGCTGCTTCCGCACGAGCGGAGGCAGTGATTCGACCAGGCGCCCGTGGCGCCGGTAGCTGTTGTTCGCGTCTGCAGTCGCCATAGGTGATCGCCTCTGCCCCTCAGCCACAGCTTCTCGCATCCGCGGAGGACAGGCGTCGAGAGGTCCCGCAGATTCCCGGCTATTCCTGCGAATTCCCGCACGCCCGGGGTGCGCGGTACGCGCCCGTAGACTGGCGATTCACCTGTGCCATTCACCGAGGCTGACCTCCTGGCCGTGCGCGGCGCGATCGCGACCGGCGCGAGGACGGTTGAATTCAGAGACCGCCGCGTGACGTATCACTCGATCAGTGAGCTGATGCAGGTCGAAGCTCACATTCAGAATTCGCTCAACGCGAGCGCCGGCACCGGACGCCCGAAGCAGACCGTCATCATCGGCGAGAAGGGGCTGTGACAGTGCCCGGCCAGGATTGGGCGCCGGAGCTCTCCGCGACCGCGACGACCAGCCCGGTCGTGCGCGCCAAGGCCTCGTCGAGCACGGTGCCCTATGAGGGCGCCTCGCAGAAGCGTCGTCTGATCGGCTGGAACGCCCCGACGACTGGCCCGAACCGCTCGACGCTGCCGCACCTGACGCTGCTCCGCGATCGCTCGCGGTCGGCGACCCGCAACAACGCGTACGCGCGCGGGGTCATCAACAAGCAAGTCACCAATCTGATCGGGACCGGCATCAAGCCGTTGGCGCTGTTGAAGGACGAAGCACAGCGCCAGGCGCTGCAGGCGCTCTGGGATCGCTGGACCGAGGAATGTGACGCGGACGGGCTGCTCGATTTCTACGGGCAGCAGACACAGTCGACCCGCTGCGTGAAGGAAGGCGGCGAGGTATTCGTGCGGCTGCGGCCGCGGCTGCCCTCCGATGGCCTCTCTGTGCCGCTGCAGGTGCAGCTCCTCGAGCCGGAGCTCGTGCCCGTCCATCACGACACCGTGACGCCATCGGGCGGCCGCGTGCGTGCGGGCATCGAGTTCAGCCCGATCGGGCGACGCCTGGCGTACTGGTTCCATCCCTCGCGCCCTGATCTGCCGGAGGACTTCGACGCGTCGCAGCTCCGCCGCGTGCCGGCCGACGCCGTGATCCACTGCTACGACCCGCTGCGCTCTGGCCAGATTCGCGGGGTTCCGGATTTGTCGCCAGCGCTCGTCAAGCTGTACACGCTCGAGAAGTGCGATGACGCCGACCTGGTGCGGCAGCACATCCAGAATCTCTTCGCCGGGTTCATCACGCGGCCTGCTGACGTCGGGACGGTCCCACTTCATCCGCTGACCGGTCTCCCGATTTCAGAGGACTCCAGTGGGGACGACGGGGAGGAGCTCACGCTGACGCTCAACGCTGGGCTGATGCAGGAGCTGAATCCCGGCGAAGAGATCACGTTCTCGGAGCCGCCCGGCCCGACCAACGGCTACAAGGACTTCATGCGGCAACAGCTGCTCGCGGTCGCGGCCGCGACGAACACGCCGTATGAGGTGTTCGCCGGCGATCTCAGCGGTCTCAACGACCGCGTCGTGCGCGTCATCCTCAACGAATTCCGCCGCTACCTGCAGGCGTATCAGCACCAGATCATCGTCCATCAGATCTGCCGGCGCGTGTGGCGTGCGTTCGTCGAAGCTGCCTGGCTCTCCGGTGCGATCGACCTGCCGGTCGAGTACGTCATGCACCCGGTCGCGCGGTGGATGCCGCAGGCCTGGCCCTACATCCATCCCGTGCAGGACGTCGAGGCCGCGCAGCTCGAGGTCCGGAACGGCCTGGCGTCGCGCAGCGGCAAGGTTAGCGAGCGCGGCGACGACGTCGAGGTGATCGACGCCGAGCAGGCGGCCGACAACACGCGCGCCGACGAGCTCGGGCTCAAGTACGACTCTGACGGCCGCCAGCCGAAGAACGGCGGCCAGCAGAAGAACGCCTCCTCCGGCACGAGGGCCGCTGCATGAAACCGTGGTATCGCTTCCAGAACGCCGCCGCTGACCCCTCTGTCGCCGAGATATTCATCGTCGACCTGATCGGCTCGTGGTACGACGAGTTCTGGCGCGCGTATTACGGCGAGAGCGTGGTCACGGCGAAGAGCTTTCTTGCGGAGCTCGCCAAGCTCGACGACTCCGTCAAGAGCATCAAAGTCCACATCAACAGTCCGGGCGGTGACGTGTTCGCAGCCGTCAACATCGCGAACGCGCTGCGCGAGCAACAGGTCGCGAAGGGCCGGACCGTTGAGACGATCGTCGACGGCCTCGCCGCCAGCGCGGCCTCGATCGTGATGATGGCCGGGTCGACGATTCGCATCGCCGACAACGCGCTCGTCATGGTGCACAACCCTTACACCTGGGGCGTCGGCAACGCCAAGGACATGCGGAAGTATGCCGACGAGCTCGACACCATACGCACCGCCATCGTCGCCACGTACAAATGGCACTCGAAGCTGTCTGATGACGAGCTGATCGCCCTGCTCGACGCCGAGACGTGGATGGACGCCGACGAGGCGATCGCACGAGGATTCGCGACCGACAAGGTCGAAGGCTTCAAGGCTGCTGCGAGCATCGATCCGAAGGCCCTCACCAAGTTGGCCGTCCCGGACAAGTTCCGCGCGCGCGTCGATGCGCTGCTCACGCCGGCGCAGCCAGAGCCACAGCCAGCAGCCGCGACCGACGTGCTGAAGGCCTGCGCCGATGCCGGCCTGAAGGACGTCGACTTCGCCACGACGCTGATTCAGAGCAAAGCGACGCTCGACCAGGTCACCGCGCGCATTGCGACCGAGAAGGAGACGCGCGCCAAGGCCAAGGCACGCGCTGACGAAATCACGGCGGCCTGCGCGCTGGCGCAGCACCCCGAGCTCGCGGCCGGCTACATCAGCGGCAGCATGGCAGCCGCCGACGTCAAGCAGCAGCTCACGATCATCAACGGGAAGATCGACGCGGCTCGCGGAAACATCGACACAAGCCTGAAACCCGACGCCGGCGCGGGCGCGACTCCGCCGAAGAACGACCTCGATCCGCAAGCGATCTACGACGCGCGCAAACCGAAGAAGGAGCAGTAGCGCTTATGACCCCTCGACACCGGTTCACCATCATGCCGTTCCTGATGGCGTTCTTCGCGGCGCTGGCCTGGCTGCCCGCGACGGATATCGTCAAAGTCAACGCACGAGGCCTCGGCATCGAGCACGAGCAGCCCTGGCGCCGTCCAGCCGACGGCCTGGTGGCCGCGGCGCACACGTTTGTGATGTGCCTGCGATCCGGCTTCGACGCGCTGCGCCGACACACCGTGTTTCGACCAGCGGTGACGATCGCCGCGGCGCTGCTGTTGACGGTCATCGACCAGCACCTGGGGTACGCGGCGCCCGTCCTGTTCGGAGCGCTGCTCTCCGAGGGCCGGCACGCCGGCGAGTTCATCCTCGAGGAGCGCGGTGGCCCAGGGCAGCCGAGTCGCGAGAACGTCACCGTGCTGTCAGGCCAGAACCTGAAGGCGGGCGCCGTGATTGGCCGCGTCAACAAAGGCGTCGGCCGGGTGTCGGTGCCCACCGTGGTCGGGACGGGCAACGGCACCGTCAACACGGTGTTCGCGAGTCCCGAGGCCGAAGTCGGCAACTACGTGCTCACGTGTACATCGGCCGTGACGCATGGCGGCGTGTTCTCGCTCGTGGCGCCCAGCGGCAAGGTCCTGCGGTCGCTGACG